AGAGATGCTTCCGCATCACGAAACATCTCACGATCAACTATTTCTTTGGTGAGCTTATAGGCAATCGCGTGTTCGCACTCGTACATGTCTCCTGCCTTAATGGAGATAGGCCTACCATCCCAAAAAGACTTGAAGTCTTCAGTGGTCCAATTGGAGATAACAAACCGCTTATCAGGGTTGTATTTACCCTCGAAATCTAAATGTGATGACATATATAACTACAGTGTTACTTATATTGAGGTGACTGTTAGCGTCCTCATCCCAACCCTCCCCAAAAGGCACTTTGACGCGCCAGCTTGAGGGCTGGGGGAAGAGACTAAGAGAGATTAAGATTTACTGCGCCGTACTCTGTAGTTGCAATACCTGTGATTGCGATACCTACAAAAGCCTGAACGCCAGTAAATGCTTCAACTGCTCCTGCCGTTGCATTAGATGCAACAAGCGTAGTTCCTACCGTTACGGTTCCGTCAGCAAGAAGGTTGCAGGCTCCTTGAGTCTGAACCCATCCATACTGTGCGTTAGTAACAGGATAGACTGCTGCCCCAACTGGTGCAGATGTTGCAGTTGATGGGTTGATGACTACTGCCATAAACGGGTTAGGAATTAGGTCAATGCGAGATGCTGTGGTAAGAGCCACAAGCAACGGGTCATTGAGCGTAATCACTAATCCAGTTGCACCAGAAGTAGCTGTGTTACCGCCAATCTGATACATGTAGCCCTGACCTGGGGTAAACGTGACCAAGACATAGCCCCCTGCAAGAATGTTTGCAGTAGCAGTAGTTGAGGTTGAAACAGTCAACTGGGTTGCCCCAATTGCAGCTGCCGCAACTGCAAGGTTCTGGTAGTTAGAGGTGTCTTGTGCAGTTGCTTGCTGCAAGGTTCCTGGAACGAGTGTTACCGCTCCTGCTTGCGCGTAGCGAAACATGCGTCCATCTCCTGTAGTAGCGCGTGCACCAACAATGGTATTTGCCGTAGAAGATGTTGTGAAAACATCCTGTGGAGATACCAATACTGAGGTTGAAATTGATGTTGCCATGAGTTTAATTTACTTAGTAATTATGAAGCGAGGTAATCTACCCCAACCGTACATGCTGCCGTGTTGGTAGCGTTAAACCAGAAAGTCATATACGAGTTTGCAGGCCATACCACGTAGTTCTTTTCACTACCTGATGTTGAGCTTGCAACTGCGTATTGCACTGTAGAGGTTCCAATCGTGACCGCACCACCTCCAACCAAAACAGATGGAATTGCTGCTGGGGCTGCAGTTGATGAGGTTCCAACTGAGAGCGTGAACGCAGAGAGTCCTGCACCTGTGTAGGCTGTGCGTGACGTTCCAATATTCTGACAACCTGCACGAATTACCGTAACAATACGGTCATTAGCGTCAGTGTTAAGAATAGAAGTAGACGTTGCATTTTCTCCTGCGGTTGCGGGAGCCACTGCCTTACCTGCGAACTTTGCATTACTGAATGATGAGCCTGCGGGAGATGCCCCTGCCAACTGCTTTTGAGGAGCAGTAACCTGTGCGCGTAGATACAACCCGCCTACCAGTGCCACCACCAGAACAAGACCTGCGAGAATGAGATTTTGTTTCATGTTACATGACTTGATAGACGAATGTCGTAGTCGTTGCAGACTCCGAATCGCTGCTGGTAATGATGAACTGACCCTCACTTACCGTGTAGTACCATGAGCCATTTCGAGCCGAGGTATTCATTACTTGGATAAGTGAGTTTGAGTGCACGTTTGCATCAGTAACGGTCATGGTATTGCCTGTAGTCGTCCACAATTGAGATGTGAGTGTCTTATAGCGCAATACGGGACTGTAATTTGCTGGTGAATTTTGTGTAGCCATAGTAGTGATGTGTTAGCTACTAAGGTTATATCGAAGTGATACCTGTCAATTTACCCTGTCTGCGTGGGTTATCAGTGAGCAAGTTTCCACCCAATACAACGAATGAATTGTAGGCAAGCTGTGAGGTAGCTTTAATCCATCCAGTCCAGAAGAAGCCGAGGTTTTCTGCAGCATCGTACTGGTTACCTTGGAAGAGCTTACCGCCCACCTTTACAGGCTTACCTACCATTGAACCTTCCCCCGCTCCTTCAAGTACTGGGAGTGCCCAGAAGTGAATAAAGTCCTCATTGAGTTCAAAGAGAACACCTGCCGTACACTTGCGATCTGGAATAATTGTGAGGTTACCAAAGGCAAGACCATTGGCCATGATGTCAAAGCCTGTGTAGCCTTTGAAGTTCTTGGCAATCGTGATGTCCTTATAGATTCTCTCTTGAGGCTGCAAGAGTTGCTCATAGAGTGCCCAGGTTGTGAAGTCTGTGAGTCCCATTGTAGGCCATGCACCTGCATCTCCAATTGCATTGTAGAGTGTGCGCATTTTGTAGAGGGTAAGCACACCACCTGATGCAGTCACTGTGGACTGAAGGGTTGTGTATGTTGAGCGAGAGAGGCCACCGATAGTTGCAACAGAGTTACCGTTATCGACGATTGCTCCAAGACCCAACATATCCTTTGAAGAGTTACCTGTACCATCTGCGTAGAACATAGTACCCACTGCATCGGCGAGGTCTTGTGCACGAGACATCATTTCAACCTGCACTAAAGACAAGATTTGTCTATATGTGTTGTTTGCTGCAATGTCTGTTGCTGCAAGAGCGACGTTTGCTTCAATGAACTTTGGATTGTATTTCATCAATACGCGAGTATCTGTGAAAGACGTAGGAAGGGTATCGAAGCCCTGGAAGGACTGTACCGCTGTACCTGTCTGGTACTTGATTGGGAAGTCCTGGGTAGCTGCGCGAAACTTCTTAGGTTTCGTGAGCATCTTGGTAGCGAATGTGTTTGTACGTAGTACGGTATCAACTACTTGAGGAACAATGTCTTCAAGGGTGAGTGTATCTACAACATTGTTATAGGCCATTATGTTAAATACTAGTTACTAATTATTTAAGAAGTGGGTTATTCCTCCAACTATCCCAATCTCCCGCACGGATGTGGTCATTGGATTTGTTGTTTGAGGGTTCACCTTCAGAACCTGCACTCGTAAGCGTTACCGCCTTGCGTCGAGCTTCTTTCTTTGAGAGAGAGGCTTGTGCAACCTGCATATCATGGAACTGCACTGCTTTTTCTAAGTACGAAAGGGGGGAAATGATGTACTTACCATCGTCATTCTTGGGCGTGAAATCGTCCATAATATCGAGGATTGCAGATTGTTCACTGTCTGAGAAGGTGCGCTTATTCTTTGCACCAAAGTCTGTAAAGGCATTTTCCATGTCCTCCACAACCTTTGCTTCTTGCTGTGCTTGTTCACTTTGTACTCGTTGGAGTGAGGCTACGGCTTGTTTTGCTGCCTCATCTTTAATTGCAGAGAGGCTTTTTTCTAACATCCCTTGCTGTAGCTGCCATGCCCGCTTTGAAGCGTCTGAATCTCCGTAGAGTTCCACCCACTCAGGGGACATGTCTCCTGTAGCTTGAGGCTGTGAAGGTTGATTAGCGTACTGTGCCTTCAGGTCTTGGAGTTCCTGTTCTGCACGAATGGCACGCTCATTGACCGTCTCAAACCGAGAGTAAGGGATTCGAGCTTCCTCTTTCTCCTCACTCTTTGAGTCTTCTTCAGACTCTTCTTTCTCCATCTCCTCTTTGGTTTGCGATTCCTCGGCGGGAGTTACCTCATCCTCTGATTCCTCATCATCAGGCTGCGCTGCTGCTCCGCTATCAACTTCATTGCGTAGCTTCTGGAGTTCTTCTTCTGACAACATATCTATTACGGGGGCTTTTCGCACGCGGGAGAAGACCCTAGAGAACCCGCATCTACCTGTTAAATGGACTAATCGTTTTCAACACCTGCACGTCTGTTATCTTCCCCTCTTTTTATTATTCCTTCCCAATACTTATGTTTATTTGAACCAATGCGATGTTTAGAACCAGTAGGAGAGGTATACATCCCTTTCGCCATTTTCTTCATCTTGTCTTTCGCTTTTGCCATATTATTTAGATTTCTTAGCCATCTTCTTCATTTTTTCAACCAAACCCTTAGGCATCTTAGAACCAGAACGCTTGACGCTCTTTGGTACTTTTGAAGATTGAATATGTCTTTCTAGATCAAATGCCATACCTATTTCTTTTTCTTAGCGACCTTTTTAACCACTTTCTTTACGACCTTTGGTGCTACCACTTCTGGTACAAATGCTGCTGCAGGTCTTAGGAAAGATGCACAATCGCCACACATATCACCTTCGATTAAATCCTTAAAACAATTGGTACATGCAAGTTTCATATTATTTTCTTTTATCTATACGTTCCATAATGTCCGACGTAGACGACCCATGCTTCATGCGACGTGCGGTTTCATAATTAACACTCCCTTTATTTGAAGAAGTGTGTTTTGCCATATCTTTCATTTTCTTTTTGGCGTTCATACTGCAATCCTATGTACTTTGAGTAAAAGTGTAATGGGGACAATTATTGGATTGGGACACTTTGCAGTAATTGCTGTCCTTGTGATTCAACAGGTGGAGGTGAAGCAGGGCCAATAGCATTTACATCTTCATCTCCTACCCCTGGGGCTTGTGGTGTACCAGGGGGATTAGTTGCACCTGGCAGTTGTACTGGCCCCATATCAAAGTTAGGAATGTATGCCTGTGGTGGGAGTACGCCTTTCTGCACCATTTGCCATTTGATTAGTTGTTCTGCAGCCCCCATTGGGTCTGGGAAGTCTAGTTTCTTATAGAGATTTACAGGGTCTATGGCTTGTGCACTCCATAGATCAATAGCCTCATTGCGCTCAGACATAGGGTCTTTAGGAACCAGAGAGCCTTCTTTAACGGTAATGGTGAGTTTGTGAATAAAGCTGGTGTTCTTGAGTGCTACCATCTCCATACCCTGCTCCATCCCCACGTTGTCCACATAATGGTCATTGTCATAGTGAACAAACATCATCTGTACCCACAGGTTGTACACAGAACAAGCCATTTGCTCGATATACTCTGTTACCCCGCCTCCTATGCGTGAGGAATCTAATTGATTAACTAGGATTTTACCTCTCGCCGTATCTTCTTTCTGTACCCCTGAAGGAGTAGCACCTGAAATACCAAAGATGTTTTTAAGTTGCTCTCTACTGTCTTGGAGGGAGTTCCACACGTCTGAAGGGAGTGAGGGAATCTCAGGTCTAAGAAACGCAGAACGTACATCCCCCATCACACGAATAGATGCTCCACGGCGAAGAGCCGAGGCTGCTTCTGCTGCTTGCTCTTGAGACATTAAGTTACCGTTGACCACAATGCCGTTGTTTTGCCCATCAACGTTTCTATCAATTTGTCTGTAGCGTTTGTTGACGAGGTCTTGAATACCAATGTTCTGCAAAATAAGCGAGGTATCATCATGAGGCTGCATCCCTGTTTTAAATACTCCCAGGAATACATAGGGCGCAGTGGGCTTATCCAGGTGGTTTCTGCCTCTAATCTCCTCAGTAAACGTAGCTTCTGTATTGGGGTCTAGCCGCTCAATCATCCCATCATAGTTCCAGTGTGGGTTCTTCTTTTTGGCTAGCACGGCTTGGTCCAGAGTAAAGAAGACATCCTTACCTTTGTACCACCACTTAATAATCTCAAGTTTCGTTCCCTTTTTATCTTTGGCTTTCCCTTCGATAATGGCCTTTTTATCAGGAAACATATCCTCAAGCGTTGAGGCCGAGTAGTCATAGCGCACTCCAAGCCAGTCTCCTGTAAAGAAGCCTGATTCATTTACATAGCCTTTGGGGTCAAAGAGGAAGCGTTTGGAATTGATAACTGTGGTCTTTATATCATCAGTCTCATAGTCGTAATCCACTTCAATTGCGCCGATACGCATCAATGCCCAGTTACGCGTTGCAGACTTGAGCTTCATCCTAAGATTCTGCTTAGAAGGGCCAGCTTGATACACCAGCATGTCTTTGACGTCTTTAGCTAGTGCCTGACCCTCGGGGCTAGTACCTGCACCCACTAGTGGGTCTGGGTTAGCACGAGTTGCAATAGGTAGAAACGTCTCAAGTGATTCAAAGATAAGGTTATCTACAATGTCTCTCCCTTCCAGGGTATCTACTGAGTCCTTCTTTTGCTTTGAGAGCCAATAGTCATAGGAGGTGTCTTGGGTTGTTTCTATATCAGCGTAGTAAGTGTCATAGAGTTTTCGCCAGTCTTTTACTAATTCAATAATCTTTTCTTCTGTGTAACTACTCTCATACTCATCTGCAGGAGTAACAGACTGATCTCCCACTGAAGGAGTTTTATTCGTAACACCAAAAAGACCCAGTGCACCTTTAATTGCACCCATCACTCCCGAGGAGTAGGGGTTGGAATCTGCCATTGCCTACACAATACCCTTACAAAATCAATTTAGAATGGGGACAGTTACCGTGTGAGCTTTGGTATAAACGCACGGCCATCAAGATTTTCTTCATAGCCTGGTTTACCAAACTCTCCGCCTGGCATAATGATCTGTGCGGTTTGGTCCATAAAGCGGTCCATACCAATACGCCAATACACGGTAGCAAAGGGATAATCACATGGCGTATTTGATTTCTCCCAGTGATGCTTTTGTACCCCAAGGGCGTTCTCTACTGAGGTTCGATAGAGTCTAGACCAGTGCATCCAGTAATCGTGGAAATCTGCTTCAGTGCCCCACAGTGGGATACGACGCTCAGTAAATTCATCAACTACCAATTGAATCACACGGTCACGATCTGCTGTTACTGACCCATCCTCATCGTCCCATTGAATCAGTGAGTCATTATTTCTATTGCCTGTGAAGTAGCACAAGAACACTCTCCCACCGAACTTCTCTCTGAGTTTTCTTGGGCCAATGATGTCTCCCCCTTGGTCAATAACCATCTTTGCTTTCGGGTAACGATTCATCAGACTCTCTAACTCTGAGTAGTCTTTGCATGAGCCGTGGTAGTAGATGCCATGCTTATTGCCTATGACATACCAAATCGTCTCTCCTGTATCTACGCCTATGATCGGGGATTCATCTTGTGGGTTTATTTCATTGACTAAGTTCTGATACAACAAGGGTTTGGTGAGAATGTTACCGCGGCCAACAAACGGCCTGCCCATCACAAAGTTAGTAAACTGCTCTTCGGTCATCTCACCTGATAACTCCTTCTTCTTGATTTCAGCTGCAGATACCCAGGGACAGATAAGTAAGGGAATCCAGTAGCCTGATGTCTCTTTGTCTCTCCATCGCTTCACCCACCTACCGTGTCTTCGCTCCAACTCCTTACCACACTTCAGACACACAAACTGATTATTCACTATGTTATTAAGCGTAATAAAATCTTCTTTGTTGCAGCCAGAGCATTTAATAAACCAGTGCTTTTGATCTGAGTCCTCCCATATGCGATCTACACCCACGCCTGGGGCACTGGGGTTACTGAAGTACCACTTCCATCCAAACTTCGAGTGTTGCAGGCGAGTAAGGTATTGCTTTACGATCTCTTGCTTTGAACGGTCTGTTTCGTCAGATATGTAAAGGTCCGCAGGGATTGCCAATGCTGCGCGCTCTGTCCATGTTCCACGAAAGTAGATTTGATTCTTGCCAACTCGCTTGGACTCAATGGAATCTTTATCCACTGTCCATTGTTGGAAAATAGGATTGTTTGCAATAAGGCGGTTCGTTTTGCCAGAGACAAATTCCCTAATATCTGCGGCAGAAGGTAGGGAATATATAATGTCCATGCCTCTGTTCTTTGCAAGCCAAAGGGCTTTGATATTCGCCGTGGTCGAGAACCCAATTTGCGCTGCTTTAAGGATTGCTTGCGTCGGGGTGAAGTCGCCATAGATTTCCCATAAGAAGGGATGGTCTTTAAAGTCTAGTAATTCTCCCTGGTCATTACGTATTTGGTAAATTTCATTAAAGAGATGTATGTTCGCCTCTGCTAATTGTTCTTTAGAGGGAATTGCCATACCTAGGTCTTTTGTTCTTTCAGTAACTCAGCAGCCTTAGCAGCGATAGCAAGCACATCTGCACTGGTAGTAGTAACGGTAGAGTCAATCTTAGACTCTGTCTTTTCTACATACTCATGTTTTGAAGCAAGAAGGAGTTTGGCAATAGTTGGATTATACGTTCCAGCTAAGCCATTATTTACTAGTCTATCCTCTTGAATAGCCATGATTTGTTCTAATATGTCGGAAAACTCAGCATTAGCTTTACCCCACTCATAAAGTGTGTCCCTATTTATTCCAAGGTAAACAGCTAAGCCCCCTTTCGTTGGGAGCTTTACATGAGTAACATTACCAATAGTGTAGTCGAGGCAGCGATTAAGATACTCTTGTGAGTTAGTTATCACATCGGGAGTAAAAATAGTGGGTCTTCCCATCGTCATAGTACATTCATTTTACTACTATTGTATTTAAAGTACAGGTTGTCATAGGACTGCAAGGTATCACGCTTAAAGAATGTTAGATACTTCTTGTGATTCATACGCCCATCTGGGTCTTTTCTAAATACTTCCATTTGTTTGCACTGAGAACACACGGCCACCATTGCATCTTGAGTATCGTTAATGATGAATGGAGCGTGGGTTACTTGGTCACAATAGCGCATATACCCCCTGAGTCTTCACGGATAAAGAAATGCTCTTCTTTCTCATAGGTAATGGTATCGAGTGCCCAGGCTTTAAAGAGAATAGTGTCTCCTACTTTAATCTCTTTTACCTCTGGGCCTATTGCTTGGACTGTACCCCATTCATTGACTGTTTTCTTTGAAGAGACATCGAGTACACCTACTTCTTGTACGGTTTTAAGCCCTAGATATATTTGTGACCCTGTTGGTGTAATCATGAAAGTCC